TACCGATGCCAGCCCTTTGAGCAACATAGTAACCGATAGCCATGTCACTACTAAAAATGCTATCGAGGGTGTCATCAACATCAACAAGAACGCAGCTCGCAAATTGTCGAAGTGGAGTTCGCACCCCTCCCATGATAGGTGTGGGAATGTTGACTTTGTGTCGCGAGATTGCGTCGTAGTATCTACGGACATAGTTGATCCTAGTCTCTGTTGGGTATTGTGCGAACAGAGTTGCTGCAATCAGCATGTACATGAACTGTGGGGTCTCGTAGATCCGACCGCTGCTTCTGTCCTGTACAAGATATTTATCGGTGACCTGTCGTAAACCAGCATATGTAAACAAATAGTCACGATCATGATCAATGAAACCATCAAGAACATTCCACTCATCCTCTGAGTAGTAGTTCAACAAGTCCTTATCATAGACACCCCAATCAACACCACGTTGGACCTGGGTGTAAACAGTAGGGTGATCGTCTGGGTGACTATCGTACACACTCTTCCTCAAACTAAACAGAAGAAGGCGAGCGGCAACGAATTGATAGTTAGGAGCGTCCAGAGAGATCAGATCATTAGCAGAGCGAATAAGAATCTCTTGGATATCATCAGTGGAAATGCCATCAAAGAATTGCAGGTTGGCATTCATCTCTACTTGTGATTCAGATACTCCTGCGAGATCTTTACAAGCAAGTTCAACCATCTTGTGAACTTTATCGAGATTGAGAGACTCAGTAGTGCCGTCTCTCTTTACAACAGTTGTCATACCTTTTTCCAATCAGTAAATTTAAGTTTTGCTTCTAAACCAGAGTAGGTGTTGTGTTCTATTATATCAGAAGGATCATGTCCTGCCAACACCATATCATTGATGTCCTTCTGTTGTATGTTCTTAGGCCAGATTACTACTCGTTCTCCTTGATCAATCGCTCTCGCAATTCGATCAATAATCTGTCGGTTTCTTGGTTCGTTGTCGAAGACCCAGACCCGATCTGGATAAGGAAGAGTGCGGTGGTCAACATCGCTACCACACATAGCAACAGATTGCCTAATGAAAGTGGAGTCGAATGGTCCTTCTGTGACATAGACTGTTTCCTCAGGGTTTACATTATCTTGTCCGAATAGTTTGAGTTGATCGTCGTCGAAGATGATCGTGATATATCGTAGCGTTGACTTTGGTGCCAAAGAGCGACCCTGGCATCCAAACCAAGTACCGTCCTGACGAAGGAGAGGGATAATAATTCTAGGTCGATCATTCTGTAATGAGTCAAAGGTATGCTTCTGTGTGTTTACCCACCGTTTGAATTTATCAGCATAGAAAAACCTACCCAACTGGTCCTCAGGGATCTTCCGACCAATTAGATATTCCTTCGCGGGGTGTCCATTATTTAGCAGGTTGATTGGTGTCAAACCTAATACAGTTTTCTTCCTCTTCTGGAAGTTAGGTTTGCTATCAGGCACTGTAATACCTTGCACTGTATGTCCTTTACCAGTCTGTCCTGCACGGAACTTCTCTAACTGATACTCGTTATACAGAACTACATTCTGATCCTTCAAGAAGTTAGCAAGGGTCCTACCCATGCCACAGTTGTGACACTTGTATACCATACGGTTCTTCATCGTGAAGAAGTAACCGCGTGCTTTGTTCTTATGCTTGTGAGAGTCTCCGCAGTAAGGACAGCGGAAGTTATACAGACCTTCCTTGACCTTCTTGAATTTCTCCAACTGCCAGGAAAGGCGACTGACGTACAACTCGTCGATCATTGAGTCCTATGATTCCACTTGGGACCATAGTAGCATTCCCTTGGTTAGGAGTCAAGAAGTTACTAAAAATGTCTGGCGCTTTGAGGACTGTCACAGCAGCAACAGCAATGCCCACAGTCATCCATCTGAATCTGGACAGTGTGTTGACACGTTCTTCTACTCTGTCAATCTTCTCTTCTACTTTTTCAATCAGTTTCATTAGTGCCTCATTAACACGCTCGCCCTCTTCCAGGCGGTTCTCGTGTCGCTCTAAGATGATTGCTACTTTCTGGTTGCCGTCCTGAATAGAAGTGACTGCACGTTCTAACTTATCTAACATCTCCTTAGATAAGTCTTCATATATTCCTAACTTCGATTCGAGAACTGCCAGCTTACTAAACCCAAATGCCATTACTGTGCTCGCATTGCTTGCTGTCTCTTATCCCAATAAAATTTTATAACCTGGGTAGGATACAATCTAGTAACCTTGAACTTCTTCGCCACCTCAGGGCGATACATCTTTCTCAATTCAATCTTTACCTGTGCCTCAGACTTTCCGTAGAGAATAAAGTCTTGGGCATCGTCGTACTGTACTCGGAAGGGGAGATAGTTTACAGGAGCATGTTCTTGCAACTCCTCTGTCTTCAACATCTCTCCGACAGACTTTTCAAAGCGACGCTTCTTGGGTTTCTTCCTAGTAAGCTTAGTGATACCTGGCGGTTCATGAGACGGAGGGAGAGCAGTCTCAGCACCAGTACCAACTGAATTTGTAGGAGCGTCTTCGTTGATCACAGTTTGTCCAGAGTATCTTTTACATTATTGTCGATTGGAATGTTATCCAATGTTCCGCCAGCAGGATATCTATTCAAGAATACACAGAATGTTTTAAGTGCTGACCAATATTCTTTCTCTAACTTATACATGAGTAGAGGCAGAGTACCCTGCCCAAACACATTAAAGAGAACAATAAGATGATTAAGTATAAGGTTGGTTCTGAGAACCCCCGTGCTGTTGTAACGTTTGAGTAGACGTTTTAGGTACTTAAACTTCTTCATGTCTTCCATGAAGTCGTCTACTGTTACAGAGTGAGGGTTCTCATAATGCTTGATGGCAAACATCAAGTGGTTGTTTTCGTTTAGTTCATCAAATCTCATAATCTAAGGGGAAAACATTATCAAGAACCGAAGGTAAGAGTAGCAGCGCCGTCACTGATTACTTCTTCTGTACCACCTGCCGAGGTAATCTTGACTCTATACTTGTAACCGTCCAGAGTAGCGCCAGCGAGGCCACTGTAAGCAAGAGTTGCGGTCGTGAAGTCTGCATAGGTAATGCCAGTGTCAAGAGAAGCACTTACGTTGGTCCAACGCTTACCAGTTGCAGTCTGACGTTGCCAGACATAGGCAAGAGCACCAGGTGTGCCTGTGGTAGAAGTGCTAAGAGTGAATGTACCAGCACCAGAGGAAGAGGTAGAAGCAGCAGGTTGTGTACCGATGGTCACAGCAGATGCAACGTCAGCAACGATGGTGTCATCAGCGTCGTCACCAGCAGCGTTAGCAGCAGCATGTACGAATGCCAGGCACTCTGCCTTATGCTTGGTGTCGCCAGCAGCAGTGGTGTATGTTCTATACAACCACCAACCAGGACCAGTGATGCCGCGAGACTTGTTCTCTGCAAGCAACATCTCAGTGGTGTCAACAAACACCAGGTCATAAGAGTTAGTGTCTCCACCCTTGACCACGTACTCAGCAACTGCCTTAGGAGCAGTTCTGCGAACGGCACCAGACAGAGCAGCAGCAGTGCTACCTGCATATGCTTTGTGCAATTCGATTGCAGTGTCGCTAGTTACCTGCTTGACGATGTATGCAACACCGCTAAGTTCCAGGATGTCGCCTACGACGACGGTATCCGCAGCGTTCTTAGTAACAGTGGCGTCACCATTGGTGACCGCTACATTGTTAGCAAAGGTTGCGGCATCAATTTTTCCAAATACAGCCATTGTTCTCCCTTTATTTGAAGGTTGTTCCTATTACTTATTTATAAAAAGTAAGACCGTCCCTTTTGGAACGGTCCTTGTGCTTCATCCCTCACGGGCTTGGAGTGCTTCTTTGACTTTCTCAAAGAGTTCGTCATCAGCAGTTGTCTTAGTTAGTTTAACTGCCTTACCAACAATCAGGAGACACAGATCAATCAGTTTCTCACCGAGTTCTGCATCGTCGGGAATCTTGGCAACAGCAGCGTCTACAACTTTATACGCAAGGGGCAGTAGAAAAGAGAGCATGGCTATATGTGCAAGGTCTACACTATATAGGCTAGTCAGGAGTAAACTTCCTGTCCTTCATGTATCCCCATTTACCTTTGTGAAGAGCACGTATACCTTTGGCAGAACGAGTAGACTTTTTCTTCTCGTCCTCCTTAGATTTGATGATCTCTTTGTAACGCTTACCGTACTTCATACGGTTGTCGCGATCCTCGTGCTCCCTCTTCTGTTTTAGATGAGCGAGTTCTTCCTTCATTTTGCTGCGCGTCCTTCGCGCTGCTTGTCAAAGTCCTTGGTCATCTGCATCATCTTCTGCTTCATACGTTCTTTGGATTTCTCCTTAGAAGCAGAGTCATCTACCTTAGCAGGGGCACACGCTGCCTCTGTTTGGACCTCTTCCTTCTTGACATCTTCCCCAGGTTCGTACCACTTGCCGTCACCATCGGAATCCTGCCACCGCTTACCTGCTTTCGCCGCCTTGATATGCTTGGCTTTTTTCTTGGCAGATTCACGGAGTGAATCCACCTCAGATTGGATGATTTTACGTAGAGATTCAGACATGAGATCCTCTTTCTTTGGGTTGATGATCACGTTGCCTTTCTTTTTTGTGGTCGTGACCTGTTTGTTTTGATCAGGCTTCATCGTTGATTCCTAATTCTGCTCGCCAGTTATATGTAGGTTGTTCACTCATACGTCTTGCGACATTACGAGCGCCTCGTGACACTGCACGGGCAGCACCACCGACAACCTTCTTGATACCTGACTTAATTTTATCGCGAAGACGAGTGCGTCCTTCGCCACCGCCACTGCTAGAAGAACCACCACCCGAAGAGGATGGAGACTGAGAGGAAGAGACAGAAGAACCACCAGGTGCAGGTTTAGAACTGCTACCAGAGGAACCACGCTCGTATCCTTTCTTGAATTCAGATCCAGCGGACTTAGCGGCACGGACAGCAGTACCTACTGCACGTCCAGCACCCTTAGCAACTGCCTTACCAGCGGACTTCAACGCTGCCTTCATCTTCTCTCTACGAGAGGGAGCAGCAGCAGGTGTGTCGCTAGAAGAAGCAGCAGCTTTCTTCATCGCAGCACCAGTTGCCAAACGATCTTTTGCTTGATCTCTGCGACGCTGAACCTCCTTAGGATCCATGCGCTCAGTCAGAAGATCGAGTTCGTCGATAACTTCCAGTGCCTCGGTGAGAACTTCACCGTCCAATTCCATCAGTGCCTCAACACAGATGTCATGGAGTTCTTCAAAGGAGAAAGTATCAAACTCTTCGTCCAGGATGATCTCCTCAACGAATGCTTCAAAGTCTTCCTTCTTCAAATTTGCTTTACGATAAGCAAGATCTGCTCTGCTACCTTTGTCCATCTTACCTTGGGACTTGGGTTTGGTCTTGCCACCTTCGTCAGGTTGGGAACCAGGGTTTGCTGCCTTGACTCTACGACCATGGGTGTATTCAGCACCACTCATCTTAGAGTCACCAGAGACCATCTTTCCACCTTGGGAACGATCATCCTTGTACTCAGCAGAAGACTGACCATGCTTACCTTTGTAGCGTTCGTCAATCTGATCCTCTTCCTTGACGCAGTTAGGAACTTCCTTACCGCCTTTCTTTTTAGTACCCTTCGCTTTGTATCCATCCCAGCAGGTGGAAGCGCCAACATTCTTACGTGCTTGCTTCAATCCTTCAACCATCTGCTGATGCAGATCGTCGATGTCAATGTGCTCACGCTGCATGTTGAGACCGATGTCCTCAGGTGCCTTAGCAGTCTTTTCCCCTTTCTTGCCGACAACCTGATAGCGACCGTCCGCTTTCTTTCCTGTGATGACCATAGACTGACCACCTTGGGAGATCACGCGACCGATGTTCCTATCATCTTTGAAGGTGTTCTTGTTCTTATCGATGACAGACTTGTCAATCGGGAACCCAGCATAACCCTCAACGACTTCCTCATGGGTGTCGATGATTTCAGTTACTTTGGCAACTGCTTCGCGAAGACGGGAGGTTGGTGCCTCCTTACCTTCCTTCACACAGTCGAGAATTGTACGCTGTTCTACCAGAGTGAAACCCAGTAGCGCAGCACCTACCTTAATATCCAGCATTGATCTAGGGAAAAGTATAGTATTATTTATTCTTAATGGACTTTTGGTTCTTGGTGAACTCAGAAAACTTCTTAATTTCCTGTCCTGGCGTCATGTTTTGGACTGCCATACGGTATTTATCAGTTCCGATTTTCCAATCGTTGCCGCTACCATCGTCCGCAGAGTAATTCTGTTGGTTGTCTTGGTTGTGTACCTCAGTGACATGTTGCAACCATGCACGGTTCTCTGAACCGTCAGGAAGTTGCATGATGATGTAGTTAGTACCACGATGAACCACTGTACCTCTGAGTCCAGAGTCATCGTGCTCTACCAGTGCTCCCACCTTAAAGATGTGGTCAAGCATGTAGTAGTCTCTGAATGAATCGTAGTCAAGTTTAGGAGCATACTCCCACACAGATTCCTTGACTGCCGCTTTCTTTTTCTTTTCTGCTTTCTTAGGAGGTGTCATGCCATCAAGGACATGCTGCATCATCTCCTTCGATTTCTTATAGCCACCTGTTCCTGCGTGGAAACTGGAATGGTCACCGCCTTGGGCGTGGGCTCGCATCTTTGACGCTGACATATTTTCAATAGGATCATCGCTATCATCAGCACGAGCACCTGCTGACTTAATGTTAATAGACTTGAAGTCATAATGTTTTCCGTTGTATTTTTGGGTGAGTTTTTCAAACTCTTTCACACGGTCGTCACCGACCACCATAGTAACATGCTCATGACCTTCATCATGCAGGTCACGTAGGATGTCAAAGATGTTACGGTGCTGCTCAGAGTTCTGAATAGCATCCTTATGCTGCTTGAACATACCACGCATGTGTTCAATCTTCTGCTCGGGGTGCAGAGGATTCTTCTTATGGTCCTGAGATCTAGAAGGATAGATACGATAGTTACCTGAATCACCAGCGTGTGACTTCACAGCATCCATCAACTTGCCGTGCCCCATGTGTGGAGGGTTGAACCTACCAAATGTGATGGCAACATGCTTGTCGATTACTTCGTTCTTCTTTGGTTTAGAAGTAGTTGCTTTCTTAGCAGCTTGTGCTGCTTCGATAATAAACTGACGAAATCTCATTTGCCCCAATCTTTTGCTACGGTGAAGTTTGCACGGGAGAATTCAAGTCGATCAACAAGTTTGACAGCAGTGCCATCCTTGATTGCCACAAATCCTTCTGGACTCGTGACCTTGTATCCGTTCTCATCTTCTAGGAATGTGCCAACCCCCTCAATCTTTTTGAGACGGTTGATGATCTGTTCTTTCGCAGCGATGAGGTTCTTAAACCCTGCCAACGCACGATAGATTTCAGACTTATTACTATTTAGGTAATTTATCGCCTCCTCTTTCTTTGCCTCCCAGTTTGCCTTTGCCTTTGGTGTCTTCACACCTGCTTCTTTCTTGGCATAGGCAGTCTCTACGAACTTCTTGAAGTCATTCAGCATCATCTGTGGAGTGCTAGGAATCTTACCCTCTTTGATCTTCTGGTTGAAGAAAATCTTGAACAGAGCAGCAGGTTGCATAGGTTTCAGAGTGCCACCGATCTCATTCAGGAACTTACGAGACGAGTCTAGGTTACGCTTAGCAACTCTCATCGTCTGGTTAAGTTTGTTCATCTCACCAGGTGAGAGGTTTGCGATACCGTTTGTGTTTGTGAAGTCTGATGAGAATACTGCCACATCAGAAACATCTTGGAGATGAGAAACGTTAGCACCAAAAGATGCCGCCATCTCAGCAAGTGTGGATCCATTGTATGTTGTGTGGAATACGATACCAACCTTTGAGTCACCTACCTTCTTACCCATCTCTGTGTCTTTCTCTACACAGTAGGTGATCGTGTTGGGTTTGAACTTGTAGCACCTCTTACCGCCCATGACTGTAAGCATAGGTGTGTCAGTGTAGAGGAGATCACCTTGGATCACGCCCTTGATAGGGAGTTTAGACAGGTAATCATAGGCAGCGATCAACTTAGGATGCACACCAGTGCCTCCATACCACAGGTCAATCTCTTCATGTGAGTAGCAGACCTTAGGTTCAGTCTTAGCGAACACAGACTTAGTACCGACAAAGAACATGTCAGTCTCAGGATCGATGCCACAAATGATAGCAGGAGCACCGTCCCACTTGACTGTGACCTTAGTCTGTCCACCACCACTACCAGTGGTCAGCATACCTTTGAGTCCTTCTAGGAACGCCAGTGCGTTCTGAGCACCAGCATAACCATTGTTGAAGATGTCATCTTCTAGGTGTTCGAGGTGAGTATTCTTGCTCATGGTTGGACTCCGACTTTATCGCGGTAAGGGTTGCCGATGGATGACTTCTCTCTGAGATGGTACTGATCGGTGGGTTTGAGATTGTTCTTCAAATGGTTTTCCATGTAGAAGACAGGCATACCTTTGTTGGTTGCAAACTTGTAGTAGGTCACCTCCTGCATTACAAAGTTTTGGATCACATCACGGTATACCAGGTCACCCTCCTTGGAGATCTTACGGAGTGCCATCTGGCAGATGAGAGATGCGATACCGACTTTGCCACTACTATGCTTGGGGGAACCCCAGTAATCCTTAGCATCATTATAATACATGTCTGCCAGTTCCCACCACAACTTCTGTGCCGCTTTGACATCTGTCTCTGATGGGTCACCACCCTTGACCATGCTATCAATGTTCTTGACCACGGTGTTTGGTAGTTTCTTTTTCAACTTAGGATCCTTTGCCATCGCTTCTAGTGCTAGGAAGGATCCGTTCTTAACTTTATTATCAGATAAGATTTTCAGAATCTCATACTCGATAGTCTTCTTGTAGTCTTTGACCCATTGATCTGTCTTTTTCTTTTCAAGTAGACTAACAATGTCCTGCGGTTTGACTACGTTAGTAGTCTTACTGATCTTCTTGACAGAGAAAGGATACTCTCTATCCATGTCATCATAGATCATGAAGTCAATCAGTGGTTCATTACCAGCACCAGGTAGAAATACCTGTGCATTATTCTTATTTAACTTGCCATACCCTAGTTTATCAAGTTCGTTTGCACCACGTTCAAGAACACATAGGGGAGCAGTGATCTCAGAGAAGTCCTTCTCTACGTTGTTCATAATATCAATATACTCAGACGCTGCTAGGTCTGCATATGCTTTGACTAGTTCTCTCTTCTCAGTAGCACCATGGTGCATACAGAACTCAGTCAACTCTTTCAAATACTCTTTGATTACTAGTTGAAGATCATCGCGCTTCTCGATAGCAGCAAGGACTTTCTTATAGTATGTGTCAAAGGACATCTTAGTGTCCAATGGAATGTCAAACTCCTGAGGTTTTAACTCAGGCATCTTCTTCTTACCAGTGGCAGACCTGGGTTTACCCAGCATGGGGGTGGAGATCCACCCCGTCTTGTCATTCTGATAGATGACTTCTATTCTTGCCTGGTAACTGCTGCCCTTGATAGGTTTCACATGAACCCCATCGCCTTTGGCAACAGTCCCTACTTTCTTTTTACTGTCAGCACCATCATACACAGGGATATCCTTCTTAGCAAGGATCTCAAACCCCTTCATGTAGTGACGTTTGTAGTCGTCCCATGCTTCTTTGATTGTTCTTGCCATCGACAGAGACTAATCGTCGATACTATTTAGCGACCCCCAAATCGTTGGTCCATTTTAAGTTTGATGTAATACATCCCCAAGATCCATACGGAGAAGAGGAAACCCTCTCCGTAGGACATGGTGTTCCAAGCGTGTACTGCTCCGTCCATCAGATGTCTCCCTCAGCGCGGTTCTCAGACTCTTCAATAGAGAACTCACCCTCAGAATAACGGTTGGCAAGTTTCAAAGAGTTGATGTAGAGAACATGGTCAAAGGTAACGTCCAAGGCAAGACATGCCTGTGCAGCATACCAGAGGATGTCACCGAGTTCCTTGACCAGGTGCTCCTTGTTTGCTTCGTTCCAGGGTTTACCTTGGAACTTCAACTTCTTGACGATCTCCATGAACTCACCAGACTCAGCAGAGAGACCAGCAGCAGCAGTGTCGAGACGTGCAATGTTGCAACCGTCATCATGCAGAGCACGGAGACGCTCAATGTATGCAGACTGATCTTTACTTGGTTTGGAGCAAGTATCATCTGCAAAACTCAGGTACTTGTCCAGGTCAACACGGAAGCGATCCTTGTCCTTCTTTGCTTTCTTCTTTGCTTCTTCCTTCTCACGGATTTTCTCAGCAGTAACCCATGCACTGAAACCCTTCTTGTTGATGAATTCCTCAGGGGTCTTAGGAGTGTCCTCCTGCATATCTTCAAGGCGACCTTCCATGCCCTCCTTGATGTCCTGAGCATGGTTGTTCAGTTCTTCTGCTGCTGCTGATGCATTGTCACTGAACTCGTGGTCGATAGGTACGCCTGCTTGGCGAGCGCGTTTGTTAGTAGGTTCGGTCATACTTGCCAGGAATCAAATTTACTTTTGGTTTTGGTATTGGTTTCGATGATGCTGTCATCGATGTCCTGACCAGAGTCAATCAGGTTGTCTTGGGCAGACTGATCACAATCATACAGTCTCATCTTTGCCCTGTCAATACCCACAATGAATCGTTTGTTCATGGTGGGGTCATTGTATCTATTCTTCAACTGCTTGACCATGATCTGACCAGTCGCTTCTAGATCCTCAGTAGAGATCAGGGCGACCATGAGGTCAGCAGTGGCAGGCAGACCGAAGGATTCACTGGTGTCAGTGATCTCAACATCAGAGTTACCATAACCAGAGCGGGTGGTCTGAGTGGCAGACACAATAGGAACCTTTGCCTCACATGCCATGCCACGAAGTTCTTCTGCAATGGACTTGACAAAGGTATAAGAGTTGACCACAGCATTCTTGTATCGTGCAGATGCACAGATGTTCAGATAGTCAACAAAGATAATATCAGGAGCAAACCCACGCTTCATGCTCAGTTCATTCAACAGAGACTTGAAGTGATTGACGTTAGCAGATGCAGTGGGATACTCCTTGATAACCAAGCGACCCTTCGTCTTCTTACTCAGGGTGTCAACTTTTCGTTGGAACTGTTGCTTGGTGAAGAGGGGATCTGAGAGTTGCTTGATGTTGATGTCGAAGAGGTTTGCGTCAATTCGTTCAGCAATCTTCTCCTCTGCCATTTCAAGTGTAATGTAGAGAACGTTGCGCCCCTGCAAGAGGCAGGCGCTAGCCATGTGGCACATGAATAGAGACTTCCCGACACCCGTACCAGCGAGAGCGATGTTGAGAGTCTTAGCAGGGAGACCACCTTTCGTAATCTTGTTGAAGTATTCAAGATCAAACGGGATCTTGTCTTCTTGTTTGTGGTAGAAGTCGTAGCGGTCATCTGCGTCTAGTAAGTAATCGTGTCCAACAGTATCATCAAAGCATGTGCCTAGTGCCTCACTCATGATGTGAGGGATAGCATCTTTGGTGCGAGTCTTGTCTTGCCCATCTGCAATCTTGATGGACTCCATCAAAGCAAGATAGATCGCACGTTCTTTACACCACTTCTCAGTGGTATCCATCAACCAGTCATCATTATATTGAGTGTCATCAATCTTAGTATCAAGGAACTCTTCTATGTCCTTGATGACATCAGCACTCAAATCCTTTCTCTTCTCCACCTCAATTTTGAGAGCAGTTGACTCAGGAATAGCATTGTATTCTGTCACGTAGTCATTGATCTCATTGAAGAGAACCTGATGTGAGATCGTGTCGAAGTATTCATCTTTAAGGAATGGCAGGACTGACCTGCAATAGTTCTCATCAACGATGAGTTTACTAAGAGCAATTTCTTCGATCTTTTGCATCAGATGTAATGGAGGTAAGTCCCGATAATGTATTTGTTATTGGACAATGGCGGTAGTCCTGCATGTGGATAGGTCCAGGTGGGAGGGAAGACTAAACATCTTCCTGCTTTGGGTTTGACCTTATACTTCATTCTAGTAAACCACGTTTCTCCTCCTTCGTCAACATCATTCAAGTAGAAGAAGAGAGCAAGGAAGCGTCGAGCACTGCTGTGGTCACCCACATCAACATGAGGATCAAAACGATCATCATCTGCTGCGACATACTTCTTCAATCGAATCTGTTCCAAAGCATTCTCTGCTGGCCAGTTCTCTTGACAACCTACATCTGCCATGTACTTATCACACACATCCTTGATTGCTTCAATCATACGGTTGTGTACCTTTGCCCAAGCAGAATCAGTGTTCTTCTCAGCATACTCAGTCACGTTGAACTGGTGGAACTGAGGGCGACCCTCTCTGTCCCAGTATTCCCAGTCAACGTCACGTTGTAGGTCCATGATGTTCTTGACGAGGTTGTCATCAAGGATGTTCTCATAGACCCTTACATAACGATCATGCTCCATAGGTAAACTCCTTCTCTGCTGCTTTGTCAAGTGCGGTCATGATTTCGGGGGTGAAGTATTTCTCGGGATCAGCGAGAATAGACTTAGGAAAAAGATTAGATCCACCAATCTTG